AGTTGCTGTGTATGTATGTATTTAGACCCCAGCCAAGATTTAAAAAATTTGACTTCGTATACCTCAACCAACTTTTCTAAAATTTCACTTGACCCATCATAGTTAAAGTCTTATATAAACAGTATATTAAATCGGGAGATTTAAATGACTTCACAAGAAATTTATGCTAGGTTGCAAGAGTCTGCAAATGACAACAAGAAGTTGTGGGCTTTATCGCAAGAGTTTGAGGCTTTGTACAGGAAGCTGGCTAAGGCTCAGGAACAGGTAAAAATAGCCACGACCGCCTCAGTAGATTTGGAGGACAAGGATGGGCTGCGTAAAGCTGTCCTAGAGCATTTGTTTACAGAGAGTGAGCGTGGCAACGCACAGGCATCTGACAAGTTGGCGAAGCTGGCTGGGCTTGGCGAGGAGAAGCAGGATATAATTATCGAGGTAGTTGATTATAGCAAAGCTGCGGGGAGGCAAACATCGACCACGAACAAATGATTAATATACTTAATAACCTTAGTTACTGTGAGTGTTATGATTGCGGTAATTACTTTTTTATCCACGAGTTGCCTTTGGGTATTAATGACCCATTGTATTGCCCTTACTGCGGAACGGGTTTTGATAATATAGATAGCAAAGATGATTTGGAGGACTTATGAGAAACTGTTATGAGTGTTGCTGTTTGGAGACATCTGACAACCCAATTATTGAGATTGAGGATGATCACGGCAATGTAATTGAGGCTATGTGCTTAGAGTGCTACACCGAGAGGCTTTGGGAACAAAGCGAGGTTGAATGAAGATTCGTATCCCGACGATCTCGCCTAGAGATTATCAAGTACCATTTTTAAAAGCATTTGATGCGGGGACACAGTACTCTGTTATCTCGTGGCACCGTCGTGCGGGCAAGGATGTGACTTCGTTCAATGCTTTGATGAAGCGAGCGATACAGAGACCCGGCAACTATTACTACCTATTCCCGACCCGAGCGTGGGCGCAGCGGGCATTGTGGGACAACATCTGTGAGTGGGCGGGGGGTAGAAAACTAATTGATCTTCTTTGCCCGCCCGAGGTTGTTTTGCGTAAGAACAATAGCGATTTTTTCTTGGATTTAATCAATGGTTCCCGTATAAAGATAGATGGAACGGACAACTTAAACTTTGTAGGACAGGGAGGGAGCGGTTATGTATTGTCGGAGTTTTCATTGCACAAAGAGGAGGTTAGTGGCTTTCTGGCTCCTATCCTTACGGAAGGTTCTGCATTCGTTATTTTCAATGGCACATTGCGTGGAAAGTCGAATCATCTATGGCGACTGTACGAGAATAACAAAGAACGTAAGGATTGGTTTACTCAATGGTACACCCTTGAGGACACCAAGACTGCTTACTGGGTTGGGGATGGTGTATCAATTAACTCTGAACTGGCTGGAAAGATTAATCCGTACGACGGCAAACCTTTTAAAAATATCCAAGACGATGTGGATAGCGGAATTATATCTTACGCTATGGCGAGACAAGAGTACCTCAACGAAGCCGTCTCACAGGTAGAGAACAGTTACTATGGACACGAGCTGCAAATCCTCAGGAATGAAGGGCGTTTTGGAAACTATAACGGCTCTGGACGAGTCTATACCTTTTGGGACTTGGGAACTAGTGATGCTACTAGCATTGTTTTTGCTCAGTTGGTGGACGGGAAGCCTTTCATTATTGATTACCACGAGTCCACAGGTAAGAAGATTGAGGACTACGCCACAGTAATTAACAGCAAAAACTACAATTATGGAGGACATTACGCACCGCACGATGTATCTAAGCGTATGTTGTTTGGTGATCTAGTTACTAGAGCTAAGGAAGTGGGTATAGACTTTAGAAGAGTTCCAAAGACCAACTCAGTCTTGCAGGATATAGAGATATGTCGTCGTATGATGCGGGATGTTTGCATCCACGAGCGGTGTCAGGACTTAATTGAACACTTAGATAGCTACCGTGAGGGGTCAGCAGGGCGACCCGTACACGATGCACACTCCCACGGGGCGGATGCGTTCCGCACTATGGTAATGGCAATCCATTTAAACTTAGTAGAGTCGTACTTAGGAGAAGGTATGGCAAAAAACCTACCAACAAAAGTTGGGTCAGCAAAGGAGTATGTCATTGAACACACCGATACAGATAGCCAAAGACCGTTATGGGAGCGAGTTAGAGGAATTGATACATCACTACTCGACGACTGGGGTGGTGTATAGCGACAACCGTTTGTTTGTAATGGCGGTTATGCATAATAAGAATACACTAGAAGGAAAAAAGACTGAAAAAGAACTTGACAAACTTGATTGTTGGTATGTACATTATGCCGCAGGAGACATAAAACGTCTATATGAGATTTGCCCATACGAATTAACTTGGGTTGCATTTGAACGAGGGGACAAGCCCCTAAAGTTTTATAAACTGGACAGGATCAGGAGATTAAGTTATGGGTCGCAGTAATTCAACACCACCACCACCACCAAAAACCCCGCCACCGCCAGCAGAAGATGTAAGTGCAGAAGTAATTGCACCAACTATGCGTCAAGAAGCAGCCCGTCGTGCTAGAATGGGAGCTTATGTTACTAGAGGACAGAAGATTGGATCGGGTGGACAACTGTTGGGTGCAGCACCTATTCAACTAGCTAACGTAGCTGCGGCTGCACAGGCTGCTAAAGGTGAAAAAATGCCAGAAGAAAAAACACTTCAGTCTTTAAATCCTCTATTAACAGCGGAAATAAAAAAAACAAAAGGTACGTATAGAGGCATACGCACTCACAAATATAAAGAATTGGTACAGAAAAGAAAAAGTTTATACGAAAAATATATGTCGGAACGTAAAAAGAAACTATCTACTCCTCGTAAACCTATAAGCCCTGAAGGCGGGATGGTAATTTAATGGAAGTATCTTCTCTAATTTCAATGTATAAGCGTGAGAAGTCTAGCTCTGAACGGCAAAACTTCGAGAATCTTTACGAATCAGCAGCAGAGTTCTGCAACCCAAGTGCTGACAACATCCAAAGCAAACGGTCTAAGGGTCAGCGGGATGATGAGCAACGTATAACAGACATTGGTATTAAAGCTCGTCGTATGTTTACGGCTGGTATGATGAGCCATTTGTTTCCGCAAGGGCAAAACTGGATTCGTGTTGTACCACAGAACCGTGACCTACAGCAAAGCGACAACGTAGTTCGGGCATTGAGTTCTGTTACTAAGAAGTTTGTCCGGGCAATCGAAGAGTCTAATTTCTATGAAGAGATGGGGCAATGTATTGACCATTGTGGCTACATTGGTACTACATCGTTGTACTGTGAACCTACATCAAAGCGTATGCTTAACTTCCGTTCGCACTACATCAATCAATTTTTCTTTTGTGAAAACTATCTTGGCGAGGTTGACACGGTTATTCGTGAGTTTAAGCTAACTGCTCGTCAGGCTGTACAGCAATTTGATGAGGATTGTCCTCAAGGTATTGCTGATCTTGCACAAGACCCCAAGACTTCCACAAAAGAATTTACATTTATTCACATCGTAATGCCTCGTAGCAAGTTTGTACCCGACTCGCCTGAGAAAACTGAGAAACCAATTGCTTCATATTATATTTCTCTGGAGGGTAGCAAGTTGGTTCTTGAGTCAGGGTTTGATGAGATGCCCTACTCGGTGGGTCGGTTTTATAAAACAAACTATGAAAAGTATGGACGCTCACCTGCGTTAGAAGTATTTGCGACGCTACCTATGATTAATCGTATGGAAGTATCACGCATCCGTGGTGCAGAACGTGTAAGCAATCCACCGTGGTTAGCTCCAAATGATGGTAGTGTTCGTCGTATCAGCAATGATTCTGGTTCTATTATTTACTGGAACGCTGGTAATCCGCTATCTAAGCCTGAACAGTTGCGTCCGATGGACAACGTAATCGTCAACGATCAAATGATTGAAAAGAAAGAGCAAGAGATTCTGGATGCGTTCTATGTTCCGCTGTTTAATCCGCTTCTCAATAAGCAGAATATGACAGCGTTTGAGTCGCAAGAAAGACTTAACTTATCTTTGCAATTCTTAACACCTGCGGTTAACCGATTGAACAAATACTTTGTTACGCCAATCTTAGAGCGTTCGTTCGGCATTATGTTACGAGCGGGTATGTTCCCAGAACTTGAGATACAAGAGTTGTCTGGTGCGACCCTTGAGTTTGACTTAGTTGGTAAAGCATCTATTGCTTCACGGCAGATTGAGTTGTTCGGAACAATGACAGCAATGCAACAAATGATGCAGATTGCACAATTTAAACCAGAGATTTTAGACAATGTAAACTCTGATAAGACTGCAAGATTTATTCAAGAAGTTAATATGGTTCCTATTGATCTACAGCTATCAGAAGCAGAGGTTGATGAAATACGTGGGCAACGTGCTGAAGCACAAGCCGCTGCAGAGCAACGGGCTAATGCACAGACTTTAAGTGACGCATACGTCAAAACTCAAAAGACTCCTGAAGAAGGTTCAGGTGCTGAGATGATTGAGCAAATAACACAACAAGCAATGGGTGGTTAATGGATATAATTGATAAAGTGACCTACGACTTTAAGTGGGACAGCGAGAAGGATTTATCAGAAGAAACAAGACGAGCGTTCATTGAGGTCTTTGACCCGACAAATGATAGTGCTTGTTTAGTAGCCAGGTTTCTTGTGCAAATTTGCAAGTGGGAAGATTACACCGAGTACAACGACCCCATTATTGAATCTAAGATGAACTCTCTACGGAGTGTGATTCTATCTATAAAAAAACAACTTAATATGAAAGAAATAGAGAGGGAAGATTATGAGTGAAGAAGAAGTAGTAGAAACAGTTGAAGAAGTATCTACGGAGGAAACTCCTGTTGAACAAAGCAATACGCAGCCAGAGTCTTTTGTTGGCTCTATGTTAAGTCAGATCGAAGATGAAAGCGTAAAGGAGGCTGGGTTTTGGAAAAACTTGGAGGGCAAAGATGCTACAGAGGTTGGGAAATATATTAAGGAACTTCAGAGTTTTGCTGGTAAAAAAGGTGATATCCCTAAATCTGACGCTACGGAAGAAGAGTGGGCTGAGTTTTATGGTAAACTTGGTCGCCCTGAAAGTACTGACGGGTATGATTTTACGGTTGGTGACGAGTTTAGAGAACTTGTTGGGGAAGATTCGGCTCCATTTTTTGAGAAAGCGGTTGAGGGATTCAAAGAACAAGCATACGCAATGGGAGCTAGTGCAGATAAAGCTGAAGGGCTTGTTGATTGGTACCTTGGAATGGTTGCTCAAGAAATAGAGGAATCTAACTCAGCAATGAAAGAAGCTGATGAGGCAATGGATAAAGAGCTTCGTGGTGAGTGGGGCGAAGGCTACGATGGTATAATGAATAATATTACGGCTATGCTTAAAGCTAACGGTATGCCAGAAGAAAACTTGCAGTTTGCTGTAGACTCTGGATTACTGCGTGACCCTGCACTTGCTACTACATTAGCTAATATTGCTACACGTTTCCAGGATGATCCTGAGATTGGGCATCATCAAACTAACACAATGGCAGGATTAACAGACCAGCTATTTGATGTCGAATCAGAAATCAAAGAGTACATCAAAAGAGGGGAAAAAATTCCTCCAAATATTTTAAACAAACGAAATTCTTTAAGTGAGAAACAATTTAGATTAACAGAAAATAGATAAAAAGACTTGACATAACTTTTTAATATGTTAAGAGTATACGCAACGAAGGGTGGACAATCGCAAGACCCACCTAAGTTGCCGTCCAACCAGACGTTAAACGACAGGCAAGACCTCCTTGTGAGATAATCAGAGCCGATTAGTGTATTATTAATTAATTGAGCCTAAACTTAAAACAAGGAGAATATATAATGGCTTATGAAAATGGTATAGATGCTGCGTTTGTTAAGCAATACGGCAAGACTCTTGATCTTGTTGCTGAAACAAAAGGCGGTAAATTTGTTGGTCTTGGTCTTGAAGATACTATTCAAGGCGAAGAAGCGTATTACGATCAGTTAGGTTCTACCTATGCTTCAGAAGTTGCTGCTGGCACATCTGGAGATGCTAATGGTATGGACTCACCTGATGGTTCAATCTCACACTTGCGTCGTAAATTGGTTGCTTCTAACTATGAAGTTGGTCTAATGCTTGACCGTTTTGACAAAGTGCAAACTCTTATCAATCCTGAGTCTGAGTATGTTCAGCGTCAGGTTTCTGCGTTAATGCGAAAGAAAGATATTGAGTTTATCAAGGGTGCATTGGGTTCTGCAGCAACTGGTAAAGCAGGTGCAGGAACTCCAGCAACAATAGATAACAAAATTGGTACTACTGCTGCAGATAACAAAGGTTTGACAGTCACTAAGATTCGTGAAGCTCGTGCTGTCTTGCAAAAGAATGGTGTTGATCTTGATGATCCATTAAACACACCATACTTAGCAGTAACTCCTGCACAGATCGAAGATTTGTTAGGAACTACAGAAGCTACATCTGCTGACTTTATGAATGTTAAAGCTCTAGTTTCTGGTGCTATTGACACATTCTATGGATTCAAGATTGTTGTTTCTAACTTGCTTCCTTTTGTAAATACAGCAACACAAGCTGCACACCTAACTTGGTCTGCATCTGACGTACCTGCTGCGGTTGGTTCTGGTGAAGCTGACATTCGTGGTTGTTTTGCTTGGGTTAAGTCTGGTATTCGTTCTGCTACTGGTATGAACATTGAAACTGACGTTGCGAAACGTGCTGATAGACGTTTCAACTACTACGCTTACTCTGCAATGCGTTGCGGGTCTGTTCGTATGGAAGAGAAAAAAGTTGTTCTCATCGGTTGCGACGAAACTGTTGACTAATAGTTAAAAACTTGGGGGCTTTCAGCAACCTTCTCTGCTGATGTAAGCCCTCCATTTTATTCTTTTTGGAGGCACTATGACGAAGATCGAAATATGTAACCACGCCCTGCTTAAAATTGGAGCAGACACTATTGCCTCTCTCGACATCAATCAAAACGACCAAGAAGCGGTTGTTCAGAGTGCTAAACTCTGTAATATCTTTTTTAACCAAGCACTAGAAGAAGTTCTTCGTACCTATCGGTGGAATAGTGCATTAAGACGGGCGACATTACCACGGCTATCGGAAGCACCCGCATTTAAGTTTAAATATAAATACCAGATGCCCAACGATTGCGTTCGGGTAGTTAATGTGTATGACAACATAGACGCATACGATGATCGCACAGAATGGGTTGTAGAAGGGCGTACAATACTCTGTGACTACGAAGCAGTTTACTTATGCTATGTATCTTTAGTAGAGGATGTAAACACATTAGACGCATTTCTTACTCAATGTGTAATACAGAACTTAGCTATTAAGCTATCGGTTCCTATGCAGTTAGACCAAGTAATGCAAAACAATTTAATTTCAGAGTATAACAATACAATACTTCCACAAGCCCGAAGCGTTGATACATTAGAAAATAAGTATTGGGAGATGGAAGAAAGCGACTTTTTACTTTCACGGTATAATCAATCTCCAATAATCTAATGGCTATCAATTACACACAAGCGTTCAATGCGGGTGAAATATCTCGGAAGATGGATGGTCGTAGTGACCTAGAAGTTTACAAGACTGGCTGTCGTGATCTTGACAACTTTTTTGTATTACCACAGGGCGGTGTAGAACGTAGAGCGGGTACAGAGTTTGTGCAGTTTGCAGGTTCTGGGGGTACACCTGATGGCACTAATCCAGCTCGTTTGATTGAGTTTGATTTTTCTAGCGACATTCGTTTTGTTATAGAGCTAGGTACAAGTTACGCTAAAGTACATTACACAGATAATTTAGGTGTCGACCAAGTAGTTGATGTAACAGGAACCGTACCTGCTTATACTACTACGGAACTACGACAGATTCAATTTAATCGCAAGTACGACACATTGATTCTTACTTGTCCTACAAAAGAAACTCAAGTCTTAAAAAGAGCAACTATTACTCCTACATTTACTATTGAAGAAATTTCTTATGCTTATCCTCCATTAATGGAAAAAAATATTACATCTACTACTATTGACCCATCTGCACCTACTAATATTTATACAGGTACAACTACATTAACAGCTAGTACAAATTTATTTAACGCAGGTCACGTTAGCTCACATTGGGCTATTGATCATATCCGTGCTGCAGATAAAAAAGAAATTGGACAAACTGTTGGAAATAATGTAACAGCTCAAAGTGACCCATTAGATGCTAGTTTTTCTAATTGGGCTTTTGAAACATCTGATACTTGGTCTGCATCTGTTATTATACAAAGACGAATTGCAGGAGGAACTTGGACAAATTATGTTGTTATTGCCGACACAAGAAGTGGTTCAGCAAGAAATTTTAAATACGCTTCTTCTGTTCCAGAGGGTGCTAATACAGAATTAAGAGTTTCTTACATAACTGGATCAGCTAATGGCAATTTTAAATTTAGCCTTGAAGCAGATAATATTTATCATAAAGGTTTAATAAAAATTACTGCAGTAGCAGGAAGCGATGTAATAATTAGCAGTGCAGTATTATCTAGTAATGTAGTAACAATCGATACAGCTACAGCACACGGATTATCTACTGGAGATTATGTTCTTATATCTGGTCTTGGATATACAACAACAAATCCGAATATAGAGGCACAAATTACTGTAACTGATGCAGATACATTTACATACGCATTAACTGGTAATGAAATATTTATAACAAGTTCTTCGTCTATAATTGAAGCAACATCCAGAGCAACCGCTACTGTAGTATCTATGATTCAAGGTGGTAACTTTGATGATCCTAATAATCCTACCGTTCCTCAAGACCCTGATGCTACATTACATTGGTCTGAGGGTGCATTTTCAACCTTCCGTGGGTTTTGCCCTGCATCTGAGTTTTTTGAAAACAGACTGTGGATGGCAGGTTCTAAAGACGAACCAGCGGATATTTTTGCTTCTGTGTTTGGTGAGATATTTAACTTCTTACCTGGCACACTTTCAACCGATGCTATTAAACGTACAATCGATTCGCCAGAAGAACCTAAGTGGTTAGAAAGTAAGCGGTATTTATTCTTAGGTACGGCAGGTACAGCAGTATCTATTCGTTCATCAGACCGTGACTCTTTGATTACACAAAACAACATTACTACATTGGTAGAAAACGCATACGGTTCTGCAGCACTACAAGCAGAAGCAGCTAACGATGTTATTGTATATGTGCAACGTGATGGATTAAAAGTTCGTGAGTTAGTTTATTCACAGGGTGAAGATACTTTTGTTGGTAACGATCTTAACTTAATAAGCGAAGATGTAACAGACTCAGGCATTGTAGAAATGTTTGTGCAAAAAGAACCTAACCAGTTTGTGTGGTGCATAAAAGAAAACGGTGACGCCTGTGTGTTAACCTATGAGCGTGGGCAACAGGTTCGTGGTTGGGGTAGAATAAATACTGACGGTGAGTACTATAGTGCTGCTGCAATTCATAACTCTGGCGAGGATGTAGTGTGGGCTTGTGTTAAACGAGGTACTAAATACTGTATTGAAAAGTTTCATCCACGCAAAGATTTAAATTGGTATGTAGATTCTGGTAAACAATATACAGGTGGTACAGCTAAGTCTGCTACAGTTGCGTTTACTAATATTACTAGAGTAGATAGTACAAGCGAAAATCCAGTATTAAACAGCGACCCCGATATTAATTGGGACACCATTCTTACTGTAACATCTAATGATTCTAGCGGTAACCCTACCGCACACGGGTTAAGTAATGGCGACATTATTAAGTTTAAAACACAAGTAAACTATCCTTTCTTAACTAAAGTTCCATTTAAAGTCGCAGATGTAACTACTAACACATTTACACTACAAGTAGTTGGAAGTAGTTTTTATATTATACCATTAACACCAGATAACTTTCCCGCAAATGTAAGCGGTACATTTACAAATGCAAGCAACGAAGTTACTAATCTTAATCACATTGATGGCAAAAAAGTTCAAATTATTGTAGATGGTTCATTTCATTCGGAGCAAACAGTAGCCAGCAATAAAGTAACTATTAATACTTATAGTGATGATATACTTGTTGGACTGCCGTACACTTCCACATTGCGACCTATGCCTATCGAACCAGCATTATATCAGAAGCTATCACAAAGCCGAGTAAAAGCTGTAGCTAAAACTATTGTGCGTTTCTTTAAGACTAAAGGTGCTAAGGTTGGTGAGGCTGGCAGACAGCTAACAACATTCCCTGTAGCAGATACACAAGACCCATCCGGGCAAGTAATTGATTTAAAAACTGGACAACAGAGATTCTTTGTGGGGTCAGATTATGAACGTGAAAAACTAATAGAAGTGCGGCAGGACTTACCATACCCAATGACGGTACTAAGCATAGCAACGCACGTTAATGCGGAGGGTGCGTAATGGCTGTACAACTTATAATGGCAGGAGCTAGTATTGCTCAAGGTATACTTGGAAAAAGTGCTGCTAATAAACAAGCTAGAAAAGCTAGACAGATTGGCGAGTACAACGCTAATGTAGCAATGATACAAGCTGAGTCTGAACAAGCATCTATTGACTTTCAATCACGGCAGTTAGTTAAGCAACAACGTGAGATCAAAGCACAACAACGTATGAGCATTGCGGGTCGTGGTGGATTAGAAGCAGGTACGGACTTGCTAAGTCTTATTGAATCTGCTAAAAATATGCAACTTGATTTATTAGAGTTAGAACGTCAACAAGACATTGCACAGATTAGTGGAGAAACACAGGCACAACAGGCTAGAATGGGAGCAGAGGCACAAGCATCAGCATACAAAGCACAAGGTCGTCAGGCTATGATTGGTGGCGTGTTGGGTGCAGCAAGTGCGTTATCTAAAATGCCAACTAAAAATCCACCAACTTATGTTCAAGCAATGCCTTCTAGATACTCTGTTATGATGGGAGGAAGATAATGGCTATTTCACTTAAAAGATATGAACCACAAGTAGGGGTGTCAGCTCAGACTGGAACTCAAGCTATTGGTGGCGGGTTGGCTAGTGCAATGATTCAAGCTGCTGGTGTTGAAGATCAGTTAATTGGTGATGCAATTGGTGCATTAGGTGATGTTGCGGTTGACTTTTTTGAACACAAAGCTAAAGGTGAAGTAGCTAAGTATGAAGCCTACAAGCAAGAGTGGGCTAACGAATTAGAAGTTAAAAAACAACAAGGTTTACTTGATGGTGGGTTAAGTGCAACAGATTTATATGACAAAGTTGTAGTTCCAGAGCAAATAGCGTTTGAAAATTGGGTATCAGATCAAGGTTTTTCTAGTCTTGCTCGACAGCAGATTGACCTAGATGTAACAAACTTTGGTAAAAAAGTAAATGCTTCTGAGCGTTTAAATCTTATTCAACTTCAAATAGAAGAAGGTAATTTTAACAGAATGGAAGAAGCAGAAGTTTTAGAAAATAAAGCATATCAAGCTCAAAAAGATATGGAGTTATTGGAACCTTCTAGTGAAGAATATAAAATTGCTGAAAAT